AAACGAACGCCCCCAACCCATACCCACACACCCACACAAAACAAAATAAAAAACAGTGATATACAAAAACCCCTTTGCAAAAACAACCCCCACGCCTATACTGCCACTCACAGCAAGCAACACAAAAAATCGGGTACAAATCAGGGTATAAAACACAAGCCCGACCACAGAAGCACCCCGACCAAACCCAAACCCAAAGGCAAAGGCAAACAAAATGGCGGCACACAACAAACTGACCCAAAAACAAATAGAAGCAGCCAAGGCAGACGGCAAACAAAGCAAGTTGGCCGACGGCGGCGGCTTATATCTGCTGCTGCACCCCAACGGCAGCAAATACTGGCGGATGCGCTACCGGCACGGCGGGCGCGAGAAAACCCTAGCCTTGGGCGTATATCCCGCCGTCAGCCTCAAGCAGGCCCGTGAACTTGCCCGCACCGCCCGGGCGCAGACCGCCGCCGGCATCGACCCCGTCGCCGAACGCCGCCGCACCCGTCCCGGCAGTGGGCGCAGCCTTCCCGAAATCGCCCGCGCGTGGTACGGCAGCCGTCAAGAGCAACGCGCCCGCAACACACTGGAAGGCGACCGCCGTTCACTCGCCTACCTGACCGACTACTACAAAGACAACACCGACATCAACGACATCACCACCGCCGGCGTATCAAAATTTATCGAACACCTCAACCTCCGCAACATCCCCGCCCGCGCCCGGCGCACCGTCCAAATCCTCGCCCAAATATGGGACTATGCCGTCCGGCGCGGCATCATTACCGACGAGCGGCGCAACCCCGCAGCCACCGCCCGCCCACTGCTAAACACAAGCAAACCCAAACCCCAGCCCCACATCCGCCCCGACGAACTGACCGACTTTTACCGCGCCATCCAAACCACCCACGACCTGCACCCGTACGCTCGCCCCCTGCTGCTGCTTGCCGCCCTGACCGTCCCCCGTCCGTCCGCACTGCTTTCCGCCCGCTGGCAAGACATCGACCTCACCGCCCGGTTATGGCACATCCCCGCCGCCGACATGAAGACCAAACACCCCTTTACCGTCCCACTGTCGGACTGGGCGGTAGAAATACTCCGAGAGCTGCACACACAGACCGGCGACAACATCCACCTTTTCCCCGGCATCCGCCCACGGCGCAAACCCGCCCCCCATCCCGACCACATCAGCATCAAATTCGCCCACAACGCCATCCGACGACTGGGCTATGACGGCAGCACCCCCGGCAAATCCAAACACACAATGCACGGATTCCGCCACCTCTTCACCAACATCAGCCTGACCGCCGGAAAAGACACCCTCACAACAGACCTCGCCCTCGGCCACATCAGCCGCGCCGCCCTCCAACGCGCCGGCTTCTCAAGCCTGCACCACTACCTGACCGCCGACAGCTACCGCCTCCAAGAGCGGCGCGAACTCGCCGAATGGTACAGCCGCCGCCACCGCCAAGCATACGAAGCCGCCGCCCAAACCCCCGACCAAGCCTAACCCGCCGAAAAAACGCCGTCTGAAACCTTCAGAGTGCGAAGCCTGCCCGCTGGGTACGGCATTTTTTACCCACCCCAAACCTAAAAACCACAACCAAGCCCCACACCGCTTGCCCCTGACCCTCCGCCGCCCCAAAATAACCTCGCTCTGTTGGAAGCCCGCCGGAAACGGCAAAAGCCGCCCCGTTCCGCCATTACGGGGCGGCTTCCCACATCAAGACGAGGCAGAAATGACCGACCGCCAAATAGACAACCTCATCAAACCCGCCACCATCGCCGACACCGACCCGGCGTCCAACCGCGTCCGCGCACAACACGGCGGCATGACCACCGACTGGCTGCCCTATATCGTCCCCTTTGCAGGCGGCGTGTCAGTATGGCGCATCCCCAGTGTCGGCGAAGCCTGCACCATCTTATCCCCCGCCGGCGAACCCGAGAACGGCGTAGTTTTATGCGGCCAAGCCTCCGACCGATACCCCGCCCCGTCCGCCGACCCCGCCGAAACCGTCGTCCGATTTCCCGACGGCGCGCACATCCGCTACAACCACCAAAGCGGCGCGATGGAATTAAAAGCCGTTACAAGCCTGACCATCGACACCCCCCGAACCACCATAACCGGCCACCTGACCGTCAACCAAACCACCACCGCCCAAGGGCTGCTGACCTACCAAAACGGCATGAACGGCCAAGGCGGCGGCGGCACGAACATCAACGGCAACATCAACCACAACGGCACACTGACCAACGCAGGGGCGGTTGTCAGCAACGGCATCAGCCTGTCCGACCACACCCACCCCGGCGACTCCGGCGGCACGACAGGAAAACCCCAATGACCGACGCAGAAAACGGACGCGGGCAAGACACCCCCGCCCACATCGCCCAATCCATCCGCAACATCCTGTTCACAAGGATAGGAACGCGGCTGATGCGCGAAGAATACGGCAGTTTTATTCCCGACTTGATCGATATGCCCGCAGGCCCCGCCGCCATCGCCCTCATCCACCAAGCCGCCGTTACCGCTGTCGCAAGATGGGAACCCCGCATAACCGTCCGCCGCATACAGGCAGACACCGCCGCCATCGCCGGCGGAAAAATCAAATTAACCCTAGACGTAACCCTTGCCGACGGCAACGAACGAACCTACCGCATCGAATAATAAAAACAACAGGATAAACAATGGAAAACAACCGATTAAGCCAACTCCCCGCGCCCGCCGCCATCGAAGAAACCGACTTTGAAGGCATCTTCGCGCGCAAAAAAGCCGCCCTCGTCGCCCTATGCCCCGAAAGCATCCGCGAAACCGTCGCCCAAACCCTCGAATTAGAATCAGAACCACTAACCATCGACCTGCAACAACAAGCCTACCAAGAGCTGCTCGTCCGCAACCGCATCAACGAAGCCGTCAAAGCCAACCTCTTGGCATACGCACAAGGCAGCGACCTCGACCACATCGCCGCCCAATACGGACTGATCCGCAAAACCATCCGCACCGCCGACCCCGACGCGAACCCGCCGGTTGCCGCCGAATACGAAACCGACGACGCACTCCGCGCCCGCGTCCAAGCCCATCCCGAAAAATACGCCGCCGCCGGACCGCGCGCCGCCTACGAAGCCCACGCCATCGACGCACACCCCCAAATCACACACGCCCGCGCCGTCCGCCGCGCCGCCGGCACGGTAGAGGTATACATCAAAACCCAAAGCGGTACGCCCGACGAAACCATTTTGACCGCCGCGCGCGAATACCTGTCCGCCGAAACCCGCCGCCCCCTTTGCGACAACGTGCAAGTTTCCGCCGCCCTGCCGAAAGACGCGGCGGTAGCGTATGCCGCCGAATACCACCCCGCCGCCGATATTCAAGCCGAACGGCAAGCCGCCCGCGAAGCCTTGGAAAACCTATGGCGGCAAAACGCCCGCATCGGCGCATCCGTAGCCCTGTCTAAAATCATCGGCGCGTTAGACACCCCCGGCGTGAAAAAAATCACACTGCACAGCCCCGCCGCCGACATCGTTTGCAGTGAAGGCGAATACATCCGAATCACGTCCACGCTCGAGCGCGAATGATGAACAGCACCATCCCGTCCAACAACAGCCCCCTGCAACACGCACTGGCAAAGCTGACAGAACGCGAAACCGCCGCGTCGGACACCGCCGCCGTCTCCCGCCAACTCGACCCCCAAAGATGCGACCCCGGATTTTTACCCTTTCACGCCTTCGCAAGAAGCATCGGCGAAGAAGAAGGCTGGGACTTCGCCGAAACTGACGAAGCCCGCCGCAACCTCATCGCAGGCTTTGCCGAAATTCACGCCCACAAAGGCACGCCGCACGCCATACGCCAACTGTTCCGTCTGCTCCAGTTGGGCGAAGTCCAAATCATCGAACGCGCCAACGAGTTCACATGGAACGGCGAGGTCCTGTTCGACGGCAGCCGCACATTCGGCGGCAGGGAGGACGACTGGGCGAAATACAGCATCGTACTGACCCGGCCCGTCAGTAACAGGCAGGCCGCGCAAATCCGCGCCCTGTTGGCGGAAATCGCCCCCTTGAGGTGCGAACTGGTCGCGCTCGACTACCGCGCCAACCCGCTCCTATGGAACGGCGAAATCAGCTTTGACGGCGAATACAGTTTCGGCGCCGCCTGACGCGCCGCCCCCTTAAGACCCAAGCAAAGGAACCACCAAAATGGCAAATGCCGTAGAGCAAAACCAATTCGACCCCGAAGTGCGCTTACTTGAGCCGGGCGACAAAGTTGTCGGCGGCGTGTCCGCGCCCATCAACCAGCCGCTTCAATCCCTCGCCAACCGCACCCTTTGGCTCAAAAAACAAACCGAAGCCCTTCAGACGGCATCCGGCGACAAAGCCGCCGCAAGCACCAGCATCAACGCAGGCGGCGGACTGACGGGCGGCGGCAACCTGAACGCTTCCCGCACCATCTCATTAGGGAAGCCGGGTCAGATTACCGCCCGAAGCCAAAACGCCGTACAAAGCAGCGGCCACACCCACGCCATCGACACCGCCACCACATCACGCGCCGGCATCGTGCAGCTTGAGAGCAGCACCGGCAGCCGGGCGGAAGACCGCGCCGCCACCCCCAAAGCCGTCAAAACCGCGCTCGACCAAGCCTTGGCAGCCGCCGCGGCCGCCAACCTCAAAGTCTCCCTCTCCGGCGACCAAACCGTCAACGGCCAAAAAACCTTTACTGCCCAAACCCAATTCCAAAGCGGCATCCATTTATCCGCCAACCAGACGAACTGGAACGGCGGCCACAAAGCCTACATCGGCGCGGATGCCGACAACGCCCACATCGTCTTCGGCGACAACACCCTCCGCCTGCACGGCGCAAACAACCGCATTTCCTACAACAACCACGACATCTTCCACAAAGCCAACAAACCGCGTTTTGCCGAAGACATCGAAGGTAAGCCGAACACACTGTCCGGATACGGCATCGGCAATTTCAAAGTCGAAACCTTCCGGGGCGATTTGAACACCCTCAAAACAGACGGCATCTATTCCCTGTCGACGGCGGTCGGCAGCTCCAACCTGCCCGTTGAAAACACCGCCTGCCATATCCAAGTCATCGCCGGCACGAAACACGGCTGGTGCAGGCAGTTGGGTTATCCCGCCTACACGTCCGACGTGTACGAACGCCACCAAACGAGCAGCGCAAACGACAACTGGTCCGCATGGAAAAAACTCAATTCGGACGGCATCCCCGTCGGCGCGATCGTATCCTTTCCCAAAGCCGTCCGAAACCCCGCAGGCTATCTCAAAGCCAACGGCACGACCTTTGCACAAAACACCTTCCCCGACCTCTACCGCGCCTTGGGCAACAGCAACCGCCTGCCCGATTTAAGCCGTACCGACATCGGCATGACCGCGTGGTTTCCGTCCGACCAAATCCCGACCGGCTGGCTGGCGTTTGACGACATCCGCACGCGCGTAACCGAAACCGCTTATCCCGAGCTGTACCGTCTGCTGACCGGAAAATACGGCAGCATCCAAAACGTCCCGCAGGCGGAAGACCGCTTTATCCGCAACGCAGGCAACAGCTTGGCAGTCGGAACGAAGCAGGAAGACGAAATCAAACGGCACGTCCACAAAGTATTTTCACACTGGACAAACCACACAGACACGGCAGCCGTCGGTTACGAAGACCACAACGAAAGGCAGAGAAGCGCGCTCGTATCGACTTGGACGGACGGCGATTTAAACGACAACGGCTTTTTAACCCCGCGCCCGGACAGCAAAATGGCGACAGGCGGCGACGAAAACCGCCCCAAAGCCCTGGTTTTAAAACTGTGCATCAAAGCCGCCGACACCTTGGGCGAAGCCGTGTTTTGGATAAAGTCCCACGGCGAAACCATCAACGCCGGCGCGCTGGACGCGGGCACGCTGGCGCAAAACCTCCAAGACAAAGCAGACCGCGCCCACACCCACACCGCCGCCCAAATCCAAGGGCTGGACGAAAAAATCAGCACCGCCGTTGCCGCGCAATTCACACGCCAAACCATCGGCGGCGTGGATATTGTCAGATTCCCCGACGGCACAATGATACAGACCGGCAGCTACAGGTTCACACGAAGCGGCGGCCCCATCGAAAACGAAGTCGTCTTCCCCGTCGCCTTTGCCGACGGCAACGTCAAATGCTTCGTATCCGAACGCCATTCGGGACGCGTTACCGGCGATCGAAGGCAACACAACTGGCTGTTTATCCGCGCAAAAAACCACGCCGCCGCCATTATTACCAACTGGTACGAAGGCAGTTGCGACTGGATGGCCATCGGCAAAGCCGCCTCGGGAAACGCCGCCAGCTCCCCGATAGTCCCCGGAATACCTGAAACCAACGAAGAACCGCAAAGAGAGAGTGGAAGAACATCAACCGGACCCCGAAACCGCCGCCGCCACCGAGACGGCTTGCTCGAGGCACTGCAAGACTAGCGGGCTGTAGAGATGGGTTGTAGAGATGGCTGTAGAGATGGCTGTAGAGATGGCTGTAGAGATGGCTGTAGAGATGGCTGTAGAGATGGCTGTAGAGATGGCTGTAGAGATGGCTGTAGAGATGGCTGTAGAGACGGGTTGTAGAGACGGGTTGTAGAGACGGGTTGTAGAGATGGGCTTCAGCCCGCCGATCCAAGCGATCCGACCGAAACCGGCCGCGCCGCCAATCCCCCGAAACCTATGCCCCGCCAATCCTGCCACTCTTCGTCATTCCCGCCGCTTTCGTCATTCCCGCGAAAGCGGGAATCTAGACCCCAAACGCGGCAGGAATCTATCGGAAAAAACAGAAACCCCCGCCACCGTCATTCCCGCGCAGGCGGGAATCCAGACCCCAAACGCGGCAGGAATCTATCGGAAACGGCTGAAACCGAACGGACTGGATTCCCGCCTGCGCGGGAATGACGGCGGCAGGGGTTTCGGGATTCCCGCCTTCGCGGGAATGACGGAAAGTGGCGGGAATAACGAAAGGCGGGAATGACCGCGCAAAAAGCCGCTGCCCCCTTCGGACGGCACCGGCAACAAAAAACCGCACGGCCGAAACCGCGCGGGAAAGGATAGTCGGGCGCGCCCGATAAGCAGCGGCCGCAGGGTTAAGCCCTTGCACCTGTTTGCATCGAAGACAAAGGCGGTTCGGGAAATAAGGGCGCAATATCAAAAGTTTTGCGTTGCCTGATTTGCCACAAATCATAACCGGCCTGCATATTCAGCCAAAAATCAGGCGAAGTATTGAGCAGTTGGCTTAAACGAACCGCCATCTCGGGCGTAATCGAAGATTGGGCGTTGACAATGCGCGATAAGGCAACCCGGCTGACACCCAGGCGTTTCGCTATATCGGTAATGCTTGCACCGTTAATATACTCTTTTAAAACAAGGCCCGGGTGGGCAGGATTGTGCATTTTCATATTATTCCTAGTGATAATCCTGATAATCGACAACTTCGGCATTGCCGTCGTTGAAACGAAAAGTCAAACGCCAATTTCCGTTGACTTTAACCGCCCAATGTCCCGACAAACTGCCCTTGAGGGGATGAAGATTCCAACTCGGCACAGCCATATCCGAAGGCGTTTGCGCGGCATTCAGCGCGGTTAGAAGCAGATTCAGTTTGACGGAATGCCCGGCTTGGATGCCCGATAGCGAGCCTGTTTTAAAAAAGCGTTCAAGCCCTTTGTGTTTGAAAGAAACAATCATCATCCCACCCCGTCTGTATCGCCAAAGGATACAAAACTTTTATTTAATTGTAAAGCGACGATATACAAAAAAGGAAACCCCGAAATGACCATCTATTTCAAAAACGGCTTTTACGACGACACATTGGGCAGCATCCCCGAAGGCGCGGTTGCCGTCCGCGCCGAAGAATACGCCGCCCTTTTGGCAGGACAGACGCAGGGCGGGCAGATTGCCGCAGATTCCGACGGCCGCCCCGTTTTAACCCCGCCGCGCCCGTCCGAATACCACGAATGGGACGGCAAGAAATGGGAAATCGGCGAAGCCGCTGCCGCCGCCCGTTTCGCCGAACAAAAAACCGCCACGGCATTCCGCCTCGCGGCAAAGGCGGACGAACTCAAAAACAGCCTCTTGGCGGGCTATCCCCAAGTGGAAATCGACAGCTTTTACAGGCAGGAAAAAGAAGCCCTCGCGCGGCAGGCGGACAACAACGCCCCGACCCCGATGCTGGCGCAAATCGCCGCCGCAAGGGGCGTGGAATTGGACGTTTTGATTGAAAAAGTTGTCGAAAAATCCGCCCGCCTGGCCGTTGCCGCCGGCGCGATTATCGGAAAGCGGCAGCAGCTCGAAGACAAATTGAACACCATCGAAACCGCGCCAGGATTGGACGCGCTGGAAAAGGAAATCGAAGAATGGACGCTAAACATCGGCTGAAAAAATACGTTTACCACCTGTTGGTAGCCATCGACCAACTGTTCAACGCCCTAACCGGCGGCGCGGCGGACGAAACCCTCTCAAGCCGCACCTATCGCGGCGCGCGGCTCGCCCAAAAGCCCAAAACCCGCTGGAAGGTTTTATACACCCTGATCAACGGCGTGTTTTTCGACCGCCAACACTGCCGGCAGGCGTATATCAGCGAACTGAAAGGCAGGCAGCACGACGCGCGGTTCAACCAAAGCCGCGCCGCCGGGGAAAGGGATACGCAATGAACCCTTATCAGTTCTGCCAAAACCAAATCGAAGCGTGGGATCGCGTCCGCCGCCGCGCGTCCGAAAACGCCGACCTTGCCGTTTTCGACCGCGCGGAACAAGAAATCGCCAACTACCGCGAAATGCAAAAACGCTACACGCCTGAAAACCCCAGTCAGAAATAAAAGCCCTTGCCCGTCCGCCCCCACCTTTTGACAATAACCCCAAACAGCAAAGGAAAACCCCAATGACCGCACAACGTATGCACGGCGTAACCGCCAAAGAATTCACACGCGGCGCGCGCCCCATTTCCGACATCGCCGCCAACATCATCGGCATCGTCGCCACCGCCGAGGACGCGGACGCGGCAACGTTCCCGACCGGAAAGCCGGTTTATGGCAATTCTGCCGCGTCCCTCTTGGAAAAAGCCGGCACGAAAGGCACGCTCGCCAAAACCTTAACTGCCATTACCGACCAAGGCGACGCGCAAATCGTCGTCGTCCGCGCCGAAACCGCCGCATCCGGCAGAAGCGACACCCAAAACGCGGAACAGAAAACCGCCGTGATCGAAGCCTGCAAAACGCTTGCCAAGGCGCAGGCGCATACCGGCTTCAAGCCCAAAATCCTGGGCGCGCCCGAATTGGACGACGCGGACGTTACCGCCGCGCTGGCCGTCGCCGCCAACGCCTTGGACGGCTTCGTGTACGCCTCGGCAGGCGGCGCGGAAGACATCACGACCCTGAAGCAGTACCGCGCCGGTTTCGGGCAGAAAAATTTGATGCTGATCGACAACGAATTTATAGCCTATCAAAAAGGCGAATCAGCAACCGCCGCCACCATCGGCCGCATCTTGGGCGCGCGCGCGATGCTGGACACCGCCGCCGGCCCGCACAAATCCATTTCCAACGCCGAAATCCAAGGCGTGTCCGCGCTGAAATACCCGCGCAGCTTCGGTTTGCTCGACATCAACAGTGAAGCGAACACCATCAACAACGCCGACATTACCACCCTCATCCGCGAGAACGGTTTCCGCGTATGGGGCAACCGCACCTGTTCCGCCGACCCCGTCTGGGCGTTCGAGCCGACCGTCCGCGTTGCGTCCATCATCAAGGAAACCATCGCCCAAAGTTTCTTATGGGCAATGGACAAGCCCATGCACCCGTCCTTGATGATCGACATCATCAACGGCATCAATGCCAAGCTGGCGGAAAAAGTTTATCAAGGCTGGCTGCTGGGCGCGCAAGTGTTCATCGACCCGCGCAAAGTGGAAAAATCGCGCGTATCCAACGGCGTGTTTGCGTTCGATTATGAATTTACCGTCGCGCCGCCGTTGGAAAACATCGAACTGAACCAGTACGTTTCCGACCGCTTCATTGTGAACCTGACCGACCGCGTGATCGAGTTCGCAAGCAACCTCAAACCGACCACCGTTTAAAGAAACGCCGGGCAACACGCCCTGCATCGAAAGGATGAATAAATGCAATTACCCCGCATTTTAAAAGGCTTCAACGTCTTCACCGACGGCCTGAATAAAGACGGCGTGTTGATGAGTGTCAAACGCCCCGACATCAAATTCAAAACGGAAGACTACACGCCCGGCGGCAGTATGGGCGAATTTACCATTGTTCACGGCTTGGAAAAATTAGAGCTTGAATTGACAAGCAAGGGATTTGACGCGGAACTCTTCGCCGGAATCAGCCATAAAATCAACGGCAATCTCTTGCGCTACCAAGGCGCGCTGCACAAAGAAGACGAAGAAGCCTACCAAACCCTCGTGGGCGAGGCGCGCGGCCGCATCATCGAAACCACGCGCAACGAAGACAAAGCAGGCGAAGGCGGCGAGCAAACCTTCAAATTCGCCCTGACCTATTGGAAAGAAACCTTAGACGGCAAAACCATCATCGAAGCCGACTTCATGGCCAACCGCCTCATCATCGGCGGCAAAGACATCCGCGCCGGACTCCGCGCCGCATTGGGTTTGTAAACAAAGGCGGCATCGCGCCGCCGAATTTTTCGACAGAAAGAAACAAATGAAGCAAGAACCGCAAATCAAAATCAACGCCGACGACACCCTGACCGTAACCCTTTCAGACGGCAAAGCCTACATCTTGCGCGAGCCGCTGGCCAAAGATATGGCGGGGCTGGGGCAGGATTTGATTAAAATCAAACACACCGAAACCGTGCAAAAGGTATTGGCCAAAATCAGCACCCCGAAAATCGGCATGGCGCAATACGGCGTTTTGAATATGGCCGACGCGCAGGCGTTGAATGCCGCCCTTGATTTTTTTTCCGCGCCGCCTTCGGCGAGAGCCGAGATTCAGGAAGCCTTCGCGGGCTTGGGTTATACGCAAGATGCCGATACGCCGCCGACACCTTCGCACGCCTCTTAAACGAAGCACCTGACATCTGGACGGCGGCAGACGGCGACCCCCTGCCTGCCTACCCCATAGACGACGCGCTCGCCTTGTGCGCCCTCACATTTAAAGGCGGCATCGGCTGGTTTGCCGGATTAAACCTGTACGACCTCAACCGCTGGACGGAAAAGGCGGCCGAAATCATCCGCGCCCGGCAGGAAGCCGCCGCCACCTGAAACAATGCCGTCTGAAACCTTCAGACGGCATTTTTGCCGAAACCGCCGCCCGCACGGAAAAAACCGATGACATCCAAAACCATCAGCATCATATTAAAAGCCGCCGACAAAGCCAGCACCGAATTTAAGCGCATCGGCAAAGCCGCCTCCGTGTTGGGCGGCGACATCGCCAAAGCGGAAAAAGAACAAATCCGCCTCAACAAAGCCATCAACGACACCAAGCGGCTGCAAGGCTACCGCAACAACTTGGGCGAAACCGCCAAAAAGCTGGCGGAAAACCGCGCCCGCCAAAAAGAACTGTTGGCGGAAATGAAAAAGGGCGGCGGCGCGACCAGGCAGCAGACGCAGGAAATGAACAAGCTCGCCAGCGAAGCGAAAAACCTAGAGAAAACGCAGGCGCGGCAAACCAAGACCGCCGCCCGGCTGGCGAAAGAAATGAAAGCCGCAGGAACGTCCACCGTCAAGCTGGCCGACAGCCAAAAAGATTTAAAAACCAAGCTGGAAAAAGTCAACGGCACGTTGGAAAAGCAAAAAAAATATTGGAAGCCCGCAACAAGGCGGCCGCACTGAAAGCCCGGCTGGGCGATGCGGCGACGCGCTCGGCGACGATGATGTACACCGCGCGCGGCATTGCCGACACCACGCGCAACGTCTTGGCCGCCCCCGTCGCCGCCTATGCCCAAAGCGAAACCGCCTCCACCGACCTCCGCGCGGCAATGATGGACAGCTCGGGCAAAGTCGGTGCGGATTACCAAAGAATCGACGAACTTGCCACAAGGTTGGGCGACAAGCTCCCCGGCACGACCGCCGATTTTAAAAACCTCATGACCATGCTCATGCGGCAGGGCATATCCGCCAAGGCGGTTTTGGGCGGTACGGGCGAAGCCGCCGCGCTTTTGTCGGTGCAGCTTAAAAAATCCCCCGAAGCCGCCGCCGAAATGGCCGCCAAGCTGCAAGATGCGACGCGCGGGAGCGAAAAGGAAATGGTTGCCATCATGGACCAAGTCCAACGGCTTTACTATTTGGGCGTGGACGACGGTAACATTTTAGGCGCGTTTTCCACCGTCGCCCCCGCGCTGGATTTGATGAAAGTCAGCGGAGAAGAAGCCATGAAGACCATGGGGCCGCTGATTGCCATGCTCGACCAGTCGGGCATGACGGGCGAAAAGGCGGGTAACGCCCTGCGTAAAGTCTTCGACCGCTCGTTGAGCGTGGACAAATTCGAGAAACTCAAAAAGCTGACGGGCGTATCGCTGGACTTTACAGACGGCAAAGGCAATTTTGCCGGGCTGGACAAAGCCTTTGACGAACTGGCGAAGCTGAAAAACCTGACCGATGTACAGCTCAAACAGGTATTGGGCAAGGTATGGGGCGACGATGCCGAAACAATAGGCGCATTGACCACCATGATTCGCAAAGGAAAAGAGGGTTACGAAGAATACGCCCAAAAAATGCAGGCGCAAGCCAGCCTCAACCAACGCGTCAACGACCAATTAGGAACATTGACCAACCTTTGGGACGCGGCAAGCGGCACGTTTACCAACTTTTTGGCCAAAATGGGCGAATCAATAGCCCCCCAATTAAAAGAGCTGACCAAATGGATAGGCGGCATCAACGAAAAATTGAGCGATTGGGCAGCGAAGAACCCCAAAACCGCCGCCGCCGTCATGAAAACCGCCGCCGTCATCGGCGTATTGCTGACCGCAGTCGTCGGCATAGGCGCGGCCTTGTCCGCCCTCCTCATCCCCATCGCCTTATCGAAATTCGCCTTTTTCAGCCTGTTCGGCGGAATGGGCAAAGCCGCAGGCGGCGCGTTGGGCTTGGCGGGAACGCTGCTGAAGCTGGGCGGCGCGTTGGCGGCGTTCGGTGCGAAAGCCCTGGTTTTCTTGGCTACCAACCCCTTCGGCTGGGCAATCCTCGCCGTTGCCGCATTGGTCGGACTGTACGTTTATTGGGACAAAGTCAAAGCCGCCCTCATTACAGGCTGGGAATGGATTAAAAAAACCTTTGCCGCCAATCCCCTGCTTTACGCCTTTACAGGGCCTGTCGGCGCAATCGTCGCCCTGTTTACCCACTGGGAGCGCGTCAAATCCGCCCTAATTGCGGGCTGGGAGTGGGTTAAAAAAGTATTCGGCGGGCAAAACCCCATAGCCGTCGCCATATCCGCCGCCGTCAACCCCATAGGCACGCTGATAGCAAACTTCGACCGCCTAAAAAACACCGCCGTCGGCGCGTGGGAATGGATCAAAAAAACCACCGGCATCGGCAGCCCGACACCCGCCGCCCCAAAAACAACCGCCCCGAAAGCCCCAATCGTTCCGCCGCGCGGATTTTCGACGGGCGGCTACACCGGCGCGGGCGGCGTGAATCAGGCGGCAGGCATTGTGCATAAGGGCGAGGTCGTCTTTAACCAAAAAGACGTGGCGCGTTTCGGCGGCTGGCAGGTGCTGGACAAAATCCGCAAAGCCGGGCTTGACGCATTGGGCGGACTGTTGCCTGTCGCCGCCACCGCCGCCGCGCCCGCAACGCCGAGAACCACCCCCGCAAGGCTTCAGACGGCATCCGTCCCCACCGCCGGAATGACCGTCAACATAACCGTCAACGGCGGCAGCGGCAGCCCCGCCGAAATCGCCCGCGAAATCGCGCGGCAACTCAAACAAACCGCCGACCAAGCCGCCCGCCGCGCCCGCAGCGCGTTTAAAGACAGATAACCGGATTCGCGTTTTACCAAAATTGAAACCGCCGCCGCTTCAGGCGGCACGAGTGCAAGGAAAATAAATGCTCGCCATATTGGGATTTTTCCCGTTTATCACAAAAACCGTCCCCTTCCAAAGCGTCAGCCGCCAAAGCGGCTGGCGGCATCCGACCCACGCCGTCGGCGGTGGCGTACCGCCCGCGCAATACACCGGCCCGGAAGCCGACACCCTGACCATTTCCGCCGAACTACGCCCCGAAATCACAGGCGGCGACGCGTCTTTGGCCGACTTGTACGCAATGGCGGAAACGGGCAAGCCTCACAACCTCATATGGGGGACGGGCGAAGTAATGGGCGCGTATGTCATTACATCCATCAAAACCGACAAGTCCCAATTAATGCACGACGGCAAAGCCCGCGCCATCAATTTCACGATGGACTTGCAAAAAGCCGCCGACCAACCGATGGGCTTGAAAGGCAAAGCCCTGTTTGCCGCCGCCGGACTCGTCCGCCGCCTCGCCGGTATCTGACAGGGGGGCGGAAGTGGATATTTTAAAAACAGCCGAAACCATCCAAAGCGGCGCGGCAGGGATTTACAACCGCTTGTCCGCCATCGCCGTCGGCGGCAGCCTGACCCCCGCCGCCCGCCTGACCATAGACGGAAAGCCGTTCGGCACGGACGCGCAAAGCCGTATTATTTCCATTAACCTGACCGACAAAAGCGGCTTTGAAGCCGACGAGCTGACCGTTACGCTTTCCGACCACGACGGCCGCCTCGCCTTTCCGCCCATATCCGCCGAAATCCGCCTATTCCTCGGCTACAAAGAGACCGGGCTGGTTGACAAAGGCAGTTACAAAATAACTGAGCTTTCATGGGCGGGCGCGCCCGACACCCTGACCCTTACCGCGCTCGCGGCGGACGTGTCCGACAAATTCAGCGAAGCCCGCGAACGAAGCTGGCACAAAACCGATTTAAAAAAAATCATCGAAACCATCGCCGCCGAACACGGCTACATCCCCATCGTCGGCAAAGCCTGGCAAAACGAAAAAATCGCCCACATCGACCAAAGCAACGAATCCAACGCCGCCTTTTTAAGCCGCCTGGCAGAACGGTACGACGCAATCGCCACCGTCAAACACGGCCGCCTGCTGTTCGTTTCCGCCGGTGAAGCAGCCACCGCCGACGGCAAGCCGCTTCCCACCGTCCGCATCGTCCGCCAAAGCGGCGACAGCTACAGCTTCAAACAGACCGACACCGAAAGCTACAACGGCGTGCGCGCCTACTACATTGACCGCAAAACCAACAAAAAACACGAAATCGTCATAACCGAAGACAATTACGACCCAATCAGAAAAACCGTAGTCAAAACATACAGATACAAAACCAAGCGCAAAGACGGCAAAACCCACAAAACCACGGTAAAAGAAATCAAAGAAACCAAAAAAGCCGATATAAGCGGCAAAAAAATCAAAACCTTGCGCCACACCTACCAAAGCCCCAAAACCGCCGCCACAGGCGCGCGCGCCGCCTTTAAAAAACTCAAGCGAGGCGCGCTCGAGTTTGAAATCACACTCGCCGCCGGCCGCCCCGACATCGCCCCCGAAAGCCCCGTCATCCTGCAAGGCTTCAAAGACGAAATCGACGCGGAAAAATGGGTAGGCGCGGAAGCCGCCCACACCCTGGACAGCGGCGGCTACACCACCGCCGTCAAGCTGAAAAGCAAAATCGAAATCGAAGCCGCGCAGTACGAGGGCGAAGTCCGAGCCCAAACCGCCGGACGGTAATAATGCCGCGCCCTACGGGCAGGCATCGCGCCCGCCGGTTTTCAGTTGTTGCATTTTTTGCAACAACAGCCGCAAAAAAAGCCGCCAAGTTTGCGGCTTGGCGGCGGTCGGGCTATTTTTGCATCTCTTCGCGGATTTTCTCCTTAACCCATTGGGAAAAGTTAACTTTATCTACAAAATCCAATAACTCTTGTTCGGTATCGCGGTTAAATGAAACGCCGCGATGCGCCCGCTTTTCCTTTTCGTATCTCTTTTTTGATTCGGCTATTTTGTCTTCTTCCATAGGTATGCTCCTTGATTTTTTATCGGATTGCGTTAAAATAGCAGCAGGTTTGAATCGGAAGGGGCGCGGTGTTCTGCCACCCCTTTGTTTAAAAGCTATTTTCTAATTACATTCTTGAGCAGTTGCAATTAGAAGAATAATCAGCAATATAAACAATTTCCAATTCATTTTTCTGCTACCTTTCCATTCAGACTTAACTTGCCCCGATTGGTTGCCGCCTCTCGGGGCTAAGTGCTTTCTGAATGGTTGTATTATATTTCGTAGTTACGAAAAAGTCAAGCCTTTCCTCCAATAAAATCAAAGAAAAATGCCGTCTGAACCTTTCAGACGGCATTGTTTATAGCTTCCTCACATATTCCAGCAAAATCAGCCAGCGCGTATGAGGCATATCGGAATGAGTTTTCAAACTCATCGCCGCCTCCCATTTTTGGGCTGTCGACAAGGTTGTGCCAGTAATATCGGCAACCTGGTTTTGCGTCAGCCCGTACTTTTGCCGCACTGCCTTCAAATTGGCGGGCGTGTATCCCAATTCGGGCCTGTCAATCATCAAAATCCCCCAAATCCGCCGCATCTTCGTTCAGCATCAAATCATCTGCCGCGATTCGATCGCAGGCGGCTTTTAATTGCTCAAGCCATTCCTCCATGTTTTCAGGTTTGTTCTTGTCCAACATGATAAAGTCAGACAGCCACAACCCTATGCGCGAATCATAGGCAAGGCGGAGCGGCTCGCCGATTTGTCCCAATTCTCCGTCAATAGGTTTTGCAGGTATTTCGCCTGTAAAATTGTCGTCAAACGACTTACGCGCCAAAAAACGCGGGTAGCGCGTATGCACCACAAATTCGTCATTCTCGCCCCGCGCTTCGCCGTGAATAATCGGTGGGTACTTTTTGAAGATATTGTTTTTGCTCATTTTAAACCTTTCAAAAAAGCCGCCATATTTCAGGCGGCTTGTGTCTTAAATTTTAAAAATCTCTTTGCCGTTTGCTGCTGCCAAGAAGTCTTTTTGTTTCAGCGGCAGGCTGTTGTATTCGCTTTCTTCAATTTCCCATGCGTCGATGTTGATACCGGCGGTGCTTTCGGCAAAGGCTTTCAGTTTTGCCAGAAATTCGGTCATCGCGGGCGATTCGTCGTTGAACAAGAAAGCGCGGTATTGACCGTCAAGCGATGCATTGGTGTCTTTGGCTCTCAAGTATTCGTCGGTGATGGAAACTCGAGAATTGATGATTTTGGCAAGGCGGCGTTTTTCAGTTCGAGAAACTTTTTCAAAGCCGTTGAAAGAAGTGAAGATAATAGCGCGTTTGAACATTTTGAAATCCTTTCGTTTATCCTTGAATCCGTCAAGGTGTCGGTGGCAGGCTTGTTGTCTGTCCATGTGTGTATATTACATCATTAAATGATGTATCACAAGCACTTTTTTAAACAAAAAACGGCAAATTTAATAAACCTTTGAAACCAAAGGTAATTAATTTGCCGTTTATTTAATAGAATTAAATCTATTCTTCCACCTCAACGGTAAACATAAAAGGCATTCCCGGCGTGAGGGCAACACCATACTTGAAGCCGTCTTTTACGAGGAAATCCTTGGCTTGTTTTTCAGGATTCTCCGCGAATTCTCCTGCCAATTTGGTGGCCATTTTTAAAATCTTCGCTCCAGTTTCCTTGTTTTCCCTGCTGCCGTCGGCAATAGGTGCCGTCTGAATGGCGATAGATTTGGCAAACAATGCCAGCAAATCGATGGCTTCGCTGCCTTCGGCAGGCGCGGCAAGTACAATTATTCCGCGCGGGTTGTTGTTTTCAGGGTTCGCCGAAATCAGAATGCTGATATTTTTAGAAGCATCAAACTGGTAAGTGAAGTTTACGGAGTCCTTATCTCCCCAAGGCTTGGCGGTTTTAGGGATAGGCTTGGTTTTGGGCTTGTCCAAAAGCGACATCTGCCGGTTGATACGCTGACGCAGCTCCTCAAAGCTGATAGCCATATCTTTGCGAGTCTGATCTGATTCTGCTTGACCGGCTTTAGCCTGTCCGCCGTCGGTTTCAGATTGGGAAGCCGCCGCCTCGGGCTTGGCTGAAACAGTTTCAGCCTGTCCGCTTCCGGGATTGTCGGCAGCGATTATTCCGATACCCAACATAAATAAAAACATCCCGACAACCATTACTGCCGCGTTTTTGCGGCGCGTATTGATTTTTCCGGTTTTCCTATCGCGCATCAATTTTGGCGAGATAACGCCGAGAAATCCACCGAATGATGCCAGGCATCCTAACAAAACCAAACCGCCGGCTAAAATAAGCATAAGCATATTTAAAACTCCTGTTAATTAATCTGATTCCGGGCGCCGTTGCGCGGCGGCCATAAATTCCAATCTCACACCCTCTCACCCGCCAAGCGGTACACGACCCTGCCGCACACCTTGACCGCCGCCCAATCGTCGGGCGGCAGGTATTCCGCATTGTAATTGCGGTTGTCGCTGATAACGTTCATCCCCCCGCGCACCGACGACTGAAGCCGCTTCACGCGCAGCTCTCCGGCGGCGGCGAAGACGTACACGCCCTCGCCGTTGTAGAAGTCGGCGGCGGTATCGACAAATAAAAAATCGCCGTGGTTGAAAGTAGGCGACATCGAATCGCCCTTAACAGAAATCAGCTTGACGGCTTTGCCCGTGCCGCCCAAATGCTCGCGCACCCAGTGTTCGGAAAACACAAGGCGGGAAAGCGGCTCGGGGAAGTCGTCGTTAAAGTAACCCACGCCCGCGGCGGCTTGGACGTTTAAAAGCTCAAACGCGATACCGTCGGCAATACCGTCTGAAAGCCTATCAAGTACGGTTTGATTCTTGTATTTCTCACCGTACCCGTCAGCCAACCAACGAGGGGAGAAATTCGTTTTTTTTTCAAATGCAACAAGGGGTTTCCGTCCTAGTCCAGTTTGACCGTTAAACCACTGCCCGACCAACCCTTTAGAGACACCGGCGAAGTCTGCCAGTTCTTGTTGGGTACTCAAGTTGTATTCAGACATCAACGCCTGAAGCCTCTCTTTTAACGCCATTTTTATATTCCAAATAAAAATATTTAATAAAAACAGTGTCTGTTTAAGATTCTAAACTAAAAATAGTATAGTTTACTTGACAGATACTAAACCAAATTGGTATAGTATTCTAAACTTTAGAAAAGAGGGACAGATGAAAAAGGAAGACCAAATAAAATTTATCCAATTGCTAGGCGGAGTTTCTGCCGTGGCAGATGTATGTGGAATAACGCGTGGGGCGGTTTCCCAATGGCAAAAAAACGGGATACCGAAAGCGCAAATGAACTTTTTAAAAGTCAAGTTTCCTAATCAATATAAACAAATTTCAGACGGCATCCGCCGTTGATTCAAAGGAAAAAACATGAAGCTAAAGAAATGGCAAAAACGCGCAATCAAGCACGGCATCGTTACCGTGCAAGACTGGGAAAAGCTGAAGGCGCAGACCTATGCGGCGGGCGTGAAGATGGCGGAAAACGCCGAACAACACGGCGGCATCGCCAAAGTAAACCGCGAAATTTTGAAAGAGCTGAAACGGCTGAACCGCCTGCACTTCGGCAAGATTCCCAAAGAATTCAAGCCGAAACTCCGAGAGTTGGAATCGAAATTAAAGGATTTGGATTAAATCACATCGACTTCAACCCGCCCTTTGGGTTGCCGAGCCTCAAGTTCAAGCCTGACGGCATCGGCGCGGAAAGACGCTTGACCCGCCGGACAGACGGCAAACACAAAAGCAAGGAGCAATAAAAATGGTTGTGAATGAATTGATTATCGAAAAAACGGGCGAGCGCGTCCGCCTGACCGACGGCGAAGCCGAGGCATTCCGCAGCGGCCGCCCCTTGAGGCGGTATGCCGACATCAAGGTAACGGCGACCTACCGCCGCCAAGACGGCGGGATGAGTATTTACGCCCGCCGCACGGCATAAAGGGGAAGCGATGAACCGCAGGAGTATCACCAAGGCGGAGCGCGGCAATATGCGCGTGCAAATCAACTGCCCATGTTGCGGCAGCAGATGCAAGGTAACGGCAAGCCGCAGGATGACCGACCGCAGCCGGCACAGTTCCGTCCAGTGTCTCAATTCGGCGTGCGGCTGGACGGGCATCGCGGCGACGGAAGTCATCCGCACCGTGTCGCCGCCCTCGCCGATGTATCAAGACCCCGCGCTGATTCCGCCGGCCATGTCGGCGGAGGAAATCGCCGCCCACGAAGGCGGGACGGAGCAAAAAGAACTGATTTAAAGGAATGGCGATGAATATACCAAGCTGGAAGGTTTGTCCGCAGACCGTCAGGTTTTACAAGACCAAGGCGCAGGCGAAGGCGATGTGGGGCATAGGCAAAAGCCTGGCGCGGGCAATAGACGCGCAACGGCGCAAACAGCCGCTTGCCGCCGCGCCCGATTCTGAAGAAGCCGCCGCCGCGCCGCGCCTGTTGGACGCGCACCAAGCCGACGCGCTTTTAAAACGGCAGGCTTTGCTGGCGGAAATCCGCAAAATCAAAACGGAATTAAACCGGCAAAACGTGGTGTTTGAATTGGGGTTGCCGCCCGTTTTGCTTTACGAGGCAGACACGCAGGCGGCGCGGATTGACGACCTGATACGCGCCGCGCAATCCGCCGCCCGCCGAAACGGCACAACGCCGGTTATTGAAAAAATCAATCCGGCAATCTAAGCAAACCAACCGACAGAGATTTAAAAAAATGTATATCCGACTTCGTTATTTCATTCTCGGCGCACTCGTACTCGCCGCACATTGGCTGATGACCGACGCGACGGAGGCGCAGGCGCAGGCGCAAAACCGCGAGCCGCAGACGCTGACCGAAATCGTCAACGAAGTGGACGCGAAGTGGGGCGAGCCGGGCTTCGACTACACGCGCGGCGACGCGGAAATCCCCGACGTTTCCGTTTGCGAATCTTTGAGATAACGGACAAGGCGGCGCGAAATGGCGGCAACGGCATCTAACCTGACAGACACGGCAACGGCGCGCGAATACGCGGCGGGCGCGTGGCTGCTCGTTCCGCCCGGCTTGCAAGCCAAAGCCGCCGGATTGGGCGGCAGCGCAATGGCGCACGCCCGCGCAATGTTCGAGGGCGACGTGGCGCGTTATTGCGCCCGCCGCGCCGCCGCCAAAGCCCGCGAAGCCGCCGAGGCGAACCTGTCGGTTTTGCTGAGCGTATTGCAAAGCCTGCCCGCCGCCGTCCGCGACACGGGCATCAATGCGACGGAAGAGGACATCCGCACCCTTGCCGAAAACGCCGCCGAAGAGATGCGCTTTAAAAACCGCATCGGCTGGAGCGTGGAATCTTTGGCGGGGTATGCGGCGGAAGAATACGGCATCAATGCCGAAAAAATATTTAAAGGCATCGAAGAAGAAGGCATCGGATACCGCCTGAAAGATGAAAAATTTTGGCGCGGACAGCTTCGCCGCATCTTCGCCTGCGCCGCCGAACGCTACCGCCGCGAGGCGGGCTTCGTATCCCGCCAATCGGGGCTTTACGCATCCGACGACGCGGTAAAACGCCGCCGCCGTCAAAAACGGCGCAACGCGGCAATGCTGCAAACCATGACGGCAATAAACGAATTGGGGCAAGAATTCACGCTGGAAGAATTGGGCGCGAAGAGCGTGTCAAACCCCGCGCTGAAACGCGCCGAATTGATGGTGCGGATACGCGGTTTTGAAGAAATCGCGCGGCTGAAAGGACACGGCGGCGAGTTTTTCACGATGACCTGCCCGTCGCGTATGCACAAGATGCACCATTACGGCAAACCAAACGAAAAATTCAGCGGCGAAACGCCATCTGAAGCGCAGGCGTATATGAATAAGGTATGGTCGCGCATCCGCGCCGAATTGAAAAAGGCGGGTATCCAAGTTTACGGATTCCGCGTCGCCGAGCCGCACCACGACGGCACGCCGCACTGGCACGGGCTGCTGTTTATGGAAGAGCGGCACCGCCTCGCTTTCCGCCGCATCGTTGCCAAACACGCCTGCCGCGAAGACCGCGAAGAATTGGGGCTTAAATATTTTGCTACAAAAAAAGAGGCAATGGGCGAAGCCAGGCGCTTAAAGGCGCGAATCCGCGCGAAAAAGGGCAAAGCCCCGACGCTGGCGGCCATCGCCGCAACCCTGAAAACCGAGGCGCGGTTTTGGAAAAACAAGCATTTTAAATTTTGGCGGCAATCGCCCGCCCGCGCCCGTGTGGACTTTGAAGCCATCAACTGGGCGCGCGGCACGGCGGCGGGCTACATCGCGAAATATATCGCAAAAAACATCGACGGCCGCGACCAATTCGGGCAAAGCCTGGGCGCGGACTATGAATCGGACGCATTGATGAGCATGACCGAAACCTCGGAGCGCGTGGACGCGTGGGCATCGCACCACGGCATCCGCCAATTCCAACAAATCGGCGGCGTACCCGTAACCCTGTGGCGGGAATTGCGCCGCATCGCGCCGGATGCGTCCGACGACCTTTTAATGCTGGCGCAACACGCCGCCGACATGGGCGACTGGGCGCGCTTTACCATCCTTTTGGGCGGGGAAGCCGCTTCGCGCGAAGACTGCCGCCTGGGCTTGTACAAAGAAGAAGGCGCACTGCCCAACCGGTACGGCGAGACGAAGCAGCCGCACATTATGGGCGTTTACGAAAAAGAAACCGGCCGCGTCGGTATTTCGCGCGTGCATTCGTGGACGTTGGGGCTAAAAAACGGCGGCAACGCCGCCGCTCGGACTTGTGTCAATAACTGTAGAAAATCGGAATTTTCCGCCAAGCCTGCCCAATTTTTAGGCAGTCGAACCCCTGCCGAAACAGTGCAAGGAATTGAAAATGCTGAAGTTTCCGAATGGTTGATGTGGAAACGCGGCATCGGCGTGCAATCGGCGGCCTATGAGGTTTCAGACGGCATCGGCGCGGAAATGCGGCAGGAGTACGAAAAGGATATGACCGACATCCGAACCATCGAAGAGCTGGCCTATATGTCGGACGAAACGCGGCGGAAATTTGAAGCGGCGGCGGCAAAAACCGCGCGGAGCGAAGAAGAAAAACGGCAGAAAGACCGCGAAACCCGCGAATATTTATCAAAACTGGACGCGATGCGCGCGCCGCTGCATTCCGCCCTGACCCCGCCTGCGCCGAAATTCGACGCGAAGGCAATCAGGGCGCGCGACGAAGCCGTCCGCCGCTCGCTGACCGTACGCTACACCCCGCCGCAATACGACACCGCCGAGAGCCTGCTGAAAAGCGCGCGCCGGGCGCGTCGGGAAGCCGCAAAACAGATGGCGCGGCTGTATGCCGCCCAATCGTAAGCAAGTTATACACAAGTTATTAACAGTTTACCCAAAAGAAGCAAATTCCAAGGAGCGAAAATGGCAACAAACAAAAAACCCCGGAAAAAATACCGCCCGCGCCGGCTTTTACTGTCCGGCTACGGGGACAGGGCGGTCGAGTTCGCGGCCAAGGCGGCGAGCAACGAACCGCTGGGCGCGGCCGATATTGCGGCAATCACGCGGCCGATGGTGCGCTTTATCGTCAAACTCAAAGCCGGGGAGGCGGAGCATACAGATTTTTATTCCTCATGCGCGGCGCATTACCTTTACGCCGGATTGCTGGCCGTGCTGAAGAAAACACCGATTAAGGCAGACGCGGAAACCGAACTCAAGGCGCGGTTGGAGTTTGATATTTTGTACGAAATAGCCGCCGACAAAACGCCCGATCTGTTGGGCGGCATGAAGATGCGCGCCGAATCGCGCGGCCGTTGGCTGGCGACGGGCGACGAGCTGAAGCACTTGGACGACACGCTGGAAAATTTCCGCGCCGTGTTGGGCATTGCGAGCTGGCAGCACTACATCCAAGCCTTTAAAGAGACCGAGCCGGTTTTAAATGCCGAAATACATAAGCAGAACCGTATTTTTTACGCAAAACAAAAGGAGGCGGCATGAGTTACACGGAACGCGCGTTAAGGGTTAAGGAAGTAGCCGAAAAGCTGGGCGTGAGCGAGAACTTTGTGTGGGCAAAGACCGACCGGGGCAACATCCGCCACGACCCGACATTCCCCCGGCCGTTTAAATTAAGCGGCAACGCCACGGCGTGGCTGGAATCGGAAATCGACACGTGGATATTAGAAAAAAGCCGCGTCAGGCTTTAGACAAAAAACCGACAGAAAGGAAATGAAATGACAACCCCAACCCCGAAACCTGAAAACCCCAACCGCTACCGCGCCCGCGATTTATCGTGTAACGATTTTACGCAACATCTCAATTTCCACTTGGGCAGCGCGTTTAAATATATTTTCCTGCACAAAGAAGACGACGGCCGCGAAGACTTGGAAAAGGCGTTGTGGCACTTGAGACGGCAACGCAAAGACGAGCCGAAGTTTAAAAAGCTGAAACGCAAGCGTTATTTCAAGCTGTCCCAAAAGCTGGAATCGTGCGGATTCGATACCGGTACCGATACCGATACCGATACTGGGCAGGCACTGGACGCAATCCTGTACGCGGCGGCAGAGTACAACGAAGACAATATCAGCTGGGCAATCGCCTATGTCAAAACCCTGCTGGACAAAATGCCGTCTGAAAACCCGATGCCGTCTGAAACGGAGCGCGGCGGCATTTAGCCCGCCAACCCGACCGCTTTTCGTCATTCCCGCGCAGGCGGGAATCCGGAACCCCGCCGCCGCCGTCATTCCCGCGCAGGCGGGAATCCAGTCCGTTCGGTTTCAGTCGTTTCCGATAAATTCCTGCCGCGTTTGGGGTTCTAGATTCCCACTTTCGTGGGAATGACGAAAGGGCGGAATGACGAAAGGGCGGGAATCCGACCCCGACCCATAAAACCGACCGAAAGGAAATAAAACAATGGATACCCTTTTAAGCATCATCATCGCGCTGTCGTTCGGCGGCGCGGCGATTTTGGCGATATGGCTGCTGGTGGAAGCCGCCGATGCGGTTTTGCGCCGCAGGCGCGACGGCAAAGACGAAGACGATTTCGACGATTTCGACGATTTCGACGACTTCAGATATTAAACAACTGAAATAAAAGGAAAAATCAAAATGGCGGAAGAAATGCGCACCTGCAAGACGTGCGGCGAAACCAAGCCGCTGGATGGGTTTAATGCCATCCAACTCAAGGGCGTGAAAACCTATTATTACAACTCGTGCAAAACCTGCCGCAACAAGGAAGTCAAACGAAAGCGTATAGAAAAACGCGCGGCAGAGGAAGCCGCCGCCCGAGAGGCAGAATACGGGGCGATGACGGCGGCAAGGCTGCACGAGAGCATCATCGCCGCACACGCCGCCTGCCCGATATTGGGCATCAGCTTGTGGACGCAATCCGCATAACCGCCGCCGCGTTAAAAATGCCGTACCCGTAGGGTGCGGCATTTTTTCAGGCGGTTACACCGCCGCCAAGGCGTAAGGCTTGAACCTGAACACTTCCGCGCCCGCCGCGTCGTTGGCTTCCAAAAACGCCGCCTGTATCGGGCCTATTTCGTTTGCGGCGAATACTTCCGCCGCCGTGCGCGCATCGCCCAAACCGCCCGCCGCCGTGGGTACGACCCCCATCAGGGCGGGAGGGACGCGGTGGACTGTCAGCATATCTTGGGCGGTAACGTTTTTAATGTTTAAAAACTCGTCTTTAGCGGCGACTTCTGAAATCGGGATTAACTTGATGCCGTCCTTGTCGCCGTTGGGCGAGCGCAAGAAAACATTTTTAAAATTCCCCTCGCGCTGCGCCTTTTTGAATTGGCTTTTGAGGTTGTCCCAATCGGACTGGTTGATGTTGTTGTCGGTTGCGTAAATAATAAATCCCGCGTGGGAGCCGTTGTCGTAATAACGCCGCCGGAACGTCGTTGCCGACCGGTTGAGTTGCGCGCTGCCCAAACCCGCCAAATAGTCGGGGATGCCGTACACTTCCTGCACCAAATCGGGCTGCATCAAATGGACGACATCAGCGGCGGGGATAAAGTCGGCGGTTTCAAAAACGCGCGAACGCAAATAAAAATAACCGTCTTTGCCCGCCCCCGGCGACGCACGGCGCATATAGGCGGCAAGGCGGTTTTTAAACGCGGTAATCCCGCCCAAGCGGTTGCGCTCGGCGGCAAGGTAGCCGTTGCCCGTTACCAGGTAATTAAACGCCAGTTTTTTAAATTCCGCCCGCGAAAGCAGCGCGGTAGGCTCGAACGTGGAACTCAAGACATTGAGTTTGCAATGCAATGCCGAGGCGTGGTGGATACCCACGCGCAACAGCCCGATTAAATCTTCCTGATTGACGGGCGGCTCATAGTAGCGGCCGTTGTCGGCGCATTCCCACGCCGTCCCCAACCAGGACAAAGGCTCGTCCTCGCCCCAGCCGAACACTTCCAAATCTGCCGCTCCGGAATGGTTTTGCCTGTTTGCTTTCATCGTTAAAAAATCCTTTAAAATCAATTATTAAAAAATAATCATTAAAAATCAATCTCAAACCGCCCGCCGACGATGTTGTCCAAAGGTTCTTGATAAAACAGCATCATTGCCGCCCACGCCAAATCGCCGTGGCTGGCCGTTTTCGACCGCACGGATTCATAAGTGATATTGCGTCCACTGGCCGTTACCGAACGGCGCACCGACAAAAACGCCATTTGCAAATCAATATTGCCAGCGTCCCATTTGATGCGCTTGTTTTTCAGCAGGTTTTGCGTTTTCAAAACCATCATCCCCTTAATGTCGGGCGTGTACGTCATCCCGATAACGGGCGGGTAGAATTTCCGCACCAAGTCAAAAACCGCCGCGCCGATGCCGTTTGCGTCAATCACGATTTTAGAAACGTTGTAGCGTTCCGTGATTTTCCGGATATTGGCGGCTTGCGATTCAAAATCCGTCCCCGGAATCAGCGCGGTTTCCAAAATATAAAACGGCTCGCCGTTGTTTTGCGGCGGCACGGCGACCACCAGACCCGACGCGTCCGCCGTGTAGCTCGGGTCGTACCCGACCCAAACGGGCAGATTGCCCGCCGGCCTCGCCCGTTCCGGCTTGTACCAAGCCCAATCCCACGATTCTTCGCCGCACGCCTGCAATTGTGCAAAGCCGAACACGCCTTCGCCGTCCGGCATAAACTGGCACTCAAAGAGCTGGGCGAATTTGTCGGGCGAATTGCGCTGCCGCAAATAATCAATATCGAACAAATCACAACCCGCCTCTTGCGCGTCGTGTATCGTTACGATTTGCCGCCATTGCGCGTCTGCGTCCAAACGCCCCCTTTTCAGCGCGGCGTGGCTCAAATCAAGCTTAATGTGTTCTTTCGGCGGCCGCCCTTCGTTGAACATCGCGCCCGACCAAAAGCCGTAAGCGGGATGCCCTTCGCTCGATGGCGTGGAGAAGTAAGTGGTTTTCAAATGCTTCTGGCTCGCCATCGGTTCGGCCAAAGTCTGCAAGCGTTCAAAATCGGGAATCCAAAAATACTCGTCAACGTACAAATTACCGTTGCGGCCTTGCGCCGTGCGCGAATTTGTCCCCAAAAAATGCAATTCCGCGCCGTTGTGCAAACTGATCACATCGCCGCCTTTTAACTCTACATCGACCATGCGGCAAAGGTTGAGGATGTATTGGCGGAACTGGTACGCCTGGGCGCGGGAGGCGGATAAGAAAATCGAATTGATGCCGGTTTTCAGGCTGGTTAAAAACGCTTCGCGCGCAAAATAAAACGTTGCCCCGATTTGACGGCTTTTTAAAATATTGCGGAAACGCCGGGCGCGGTGCATTTCGCCCCAATACTTTTGATAATCAAAGCATTGCTCGTTGAAAATCTCAATCATCCGCTGCTGCTGCTCGGGCGCGATGTAGTTCTTCGGCGGCTTTTCGACGGAGCGGACGCGTCCGGCGCGTTCCGTCCGTCCTTTGCGTTCGCGCGGCGGGCTGTCTATCGTCGGCACGCTGTCAAACGGCGGCTTGTCCGCGCCTGCAAAACGGTTGTCGGGTTTCGGTGCGCGCGCGGCTTCAGACGGCATTTTGTCCGTTGCCGCAATCAGCGCGGAGAGCTGCCGCATTTCTTTGTAAACGCCGTCCGACTTGGCGGGCAGGTTGACCAGTTGGATAAGCCGCGCCTCGGCGGACGCGGCGACGCGCTGCATCGGCGAGCCGCCGTCCCAATTCCCCCGCTGCTTCCACGAATGGACGGTGGCGGGCTTGATGCCCAAATGGCGGGCGATTGCGGTAATTTTCCAACCTTGCCAGTAAAGCGCGCGCGCCGAAAGGCGCGGATCGATATTCTGGGCAATTTCTACATCTTGGCGGGCGTTCATATCTCAAAAATCAAAAGGCGGTTACCCGATTTTCGGGCAAATCCGCCGCGCCGTCCCCTTTTACCGACTTAAAAACAACAGCCAAAGCCGCCCGCGCTTGCCGTATCGGGGCAAAGTGCAAAAATAAGCCGACAAAATCTCAAATGGCTAAAAAAATGGACAAAAACGCATCCGAAAACTTCAGCGGCCGATGGTTTTGCATCGGCACATCGGGACCGACCGCCGACGGCCGCAACATCAATGCGGAAGACCTGATTGCCGCCGCCGAAAACTACGACCCCCAAATCTACGGCGCGCGCATCAACCTCGAACACTACCGCCCCTATTCCCCGAAAAACGATTATTCGGGATTGGGCGACGTGTTGGAGCTGAAGGCGGAAACAAAAGGCGGAATCACGCGCCTGTTTGCCCGCATCGACCCGACCGACAAAATGGCGCAATACATCAAAGACCGCGAAAAAGTCTACACCTCGATGGAATTGATGAAGCCGTTTGCCGGCACGGGCAAAGCCTACCTTGTCGGCTTGGCGATGACCGACTCGCCCGCGTCTTTGGGAACGACGATGCTCAAATTCCGACAGCTGCACCCCGACGACCCGAACTACACCTCGAAATACCAAGCAATGGAGACGGAAAACGCTATGCAAACCGACAAAACCGCGCAAACCGCGCCGGAAAACGAGAAAAAAGGCTTTTTTGCGGCACTGTTTGAAAAAATGTCCGCCAAAAAAGAAGAAGAAGGCGCGCCCGCAACCGCACCCGAAATCGAAGGCTACGCCGCCCGACTGGACGCGGCGGAGGGCGAAATTGAAAACGCGGCCAAGGTTGCCGCCAAGCTGGCCGACGACTACACGGCGTTGCGCCAAGAGTTCGACGCGTTCAAGCGCGCCGTGGAATCCGCCCCCGTCAATGCCGCCGCACCGCACACCGGCGCGAATACCGCCGCCGTTTCCGATTTTTAAATTTTAAAAGGCAAGCATATGCACCCCCACATCCAGCAATACATCAACGCCGTGGCACAAGCCAACGGCACGACAGCCCAAGGCTTGGCGGCCCATTTCAGCGTAACGCCCGCCGTTTCGCAAAAAATGCGCGAAGCCGTCCGCCTTGAATCTACATTCCTTCAAAAAATCAACATCGTCAGCAAGCAGGAAATCGCCGGTGCGATTATCGGGCTGGCTACCGGCTTGAACGCTTCGCGCACCGACACCAAAAAGGGCGACGGCACGGCACGCCGCAACCCGAAACCCTACCACAGCCTCACCGGCCGCCAGTACCTTTGCCAAAAAGTCAATTTCGACACAATGGTGGGCTATGACGACATGGATGCGTGGTCGGTACATCCGGAATATATCAAATTGATTAATAATCAGTTGGTTAAGTCTAAAGCCTTAAGCCTGATCGCCATCGGTTTCAATGGTACGTCCGCCGCCGCCAATTCCGACATTTCCGCCAATCCGCTTTTGCAGGACGTGCAAAAGGGCTGGCTGCAACACCTGCGCGAAAACGCCGCCGCCAACGTTATGGGCAGCGCATCCGATGCCGTGGAAGTCGGCGAGGGCAAGACCTACACCTCTTTGGACCACTTGGTAACCGACATTACCGAAAGCCTCATTGACGAGGAGTTCCACGACCTGCCGGGGATGGCGGTAATCTGCCACCAATCGCTGTTGTCCGAGAAATATTTTGCCGTCATCAAAGAAGCGGGCAGCAAGGCAAGCGAGCTGCGCCCCGCCGACATCATCATGTCGGAGAAACGCTTGGGCGGCCTGCCCGTGGTAACCGCGCCGTATTTCCCGAAAAACACCATCTTGGTTACGCCGCTCAAAAACCTGTCCATTTATTTCCATAAGGGCGGACACCGCCGCAAGCTGGCGGACGAGCCGGAATTCGACCGTATCGCCGACTACCAAAGCGAAAACATCTGCTACGTCGTGGAAGAGTACGGCGCGGCGGCTTTGGTTGAAAACATCAAAATCGCCAAATAAGGCAAATGCCGTCTGAAACAACGCGGGACAACCCGCCGTTTCAGACGGCATCAAAGGACAGCACATGACCCCCGCACAAGCACACAAACAACGGATATTGGCGCAACACGCGGCGGAAAGCGGCGAAGACGTGCAAGCCGCCGAGCCTTACCGCCGCCTTGCCGCCGCGCTTGCCGACGACCGCCGCGTCTTGGAACAAATCAAGTCGTTCGCCGACAAGACGCAAGCCAAGAAAGGGATGGTGCAAAAGTACCTGCCTTGGCTCGAAGACGTGGCGAAGTCGGGCAGGCCGCAAGCCTATGACCCGGTTTTTTCGACCGCCGTCCTGTGGCTGATCGACATCGGCGAACTGGATACCGCCGTCCCTTACGCGCTGTTTGCCATCCGCCACGAAATGACCTTCCGGGACGACTACCGCCGCGACCTGCCCGATTTGCTGATTGAGGAAATCGCGGTGCAGTTCGGCAACGGCGCGGTTTTGAGTGCGGCCAACCATACCGCGCTTTTAGACCTTATCGGCAATGCCGACCCCGAAACGGGTATGCACACGCTGAACCTTTCCGACATCGTCCGCGCCAAGTTTTACAAGGCATCGGGCGAAGCCGCCGAGGCGGACGACGACCTGCCCGCCGCCGCCGCCTTTTACGAATCCGCCTTGAAGTATTCCGAAAAAATCGGCGTGAAAGCGCGCCTTTCCGCAATCAGGAAGCAACTTCAGGGCTGACCTTCCCCCTCGGGCCGGGCGCAAGCCTGCGGCAAGTCCCCGCGAAAATGCGGCGGCCTTTCGCCCGCAACGCCCCTGCGCCCCTTATTCCGAAGCCTGCCCGCCGGGCGGGCTTTAATGTTTTGAGGATATTTTTGATGATGCTTTTTGCGGACAACCCCGACCAAGGGCGGCAGGGCGCGGACAAATCGCGCATTGTCAGCATTCCGTTTTTCCCCGAAATCGACGTAAACGACTTCCGGGAAGTCATGCGCGTGGAGGCGAATATTTCCGACAACCGCGCCTATCACGCGGTGCTGGAAGCCGTGGCACACATCAACGGACAGCTCAAGGCGCACCGCCTTCAAGCCGTTGCCGACGGCATCGCAACGCTGGCGCAAACCGCCGCCCCCGACGACATCATCAACGGCGAATCCGTGCAAGTCCACCACTACCGCCGCGCCGCCTATTGCTACGCCAAAGCCCTGCTGCTGGAAAAGTACGCCGATACCGAGCCGACCGGAAAAGCCGAGGCGCGGGGCGAAATCAAGCAGGCACAGGCGGAAGACTACCGCCGCGAGGCACATTTCGCCGTTGCCGCCATCGCCGGGCGGCACCGTTGCGATTCGGAGCTGATATGACCGCCTATGTCAGCAAAGACGGCGACACCGTCAGCGGCATCGCGTATCGGCATTACGGCGCATCATCGGGCAACGCGGAGCGGCTGCTGGCCGCCAATCCCGGGCTTTGCGCCCATCCCGCCCTTTTGCCCGCCGGCGTGGAAATCCGCCTGCCGCCCCTGCCGCAAGAAGAAACGCGCGAACATCAAACCGTCAATTTATGGGATTAACCGTGCTGCAAGACAAGACCACCACCGCCGTCAACGCCGCCGTCATCGTCATCGGCAGCTACCACGTCCACGCGTCCGTCGCATTCGGCGCGCTCATCGGCGCGAGCCTGTTTATTTTGTCCGAAAACGCCGCCGCGCCGATGAATAAGGCGTGGTTGTTCGCCGTGTCCTTTATCGGCGGGATATTCGGCTACTCGGACGCGGAAGAGATTATCAACTGGGCGATTCCGGGCAACCGTCTGCACATCAACAGCTTTACCGCCGCCGCCGTCATTTCCGCCTTGCTGGTGATCGCCATCCGCCGATTAATGCGGCTGGTGGCCAGTCGGGAAATTCCGGGGCGGCGGGCGCAAACGAAAGGGGACGCGGAACAATGACACCCGACACCTTGCAAACCGCCGCCGTTATTTCCCTGTCGCTCACGGGCGCGGCGCGCGTGCTGTTGTTCGACACGCGGCAGAAGACGCACAAGCCGCTTCCCGCCCTGATTGCCTACCTGACCGTGGTTTGGCTGGGCAGTTTGGCGTTTTCCGCCGCCTTCGCCCTGCACAACCTGACCGCGTGGCTGCTGGTTTTCGGGCTTGCCCTGCACACGGGCGCGATCTTGTGGAGCGGCGGCAATATCAGCCGCCTGCATCCGTCCGTACAGCGGGACGAAGCGGAAAAGAAAGAAAATAGCAATGATAATTCAATGGCTTAGATTTATAAAGCCGTCAATTTGGCTGTCAGCCTGCGCCTTAATCGCCGTGTGTTGGGCTTATGACCGCGCGGCGCAATATCGCAAGGGCGCGGCAGACAAGGCGGCGGAAATGGCGGCCGTGATTGCCGCCAAGGAAGCGCAAATGCGACGGCTGTCGGATGCGGCGGCGGCGCGTTTTCAAAAAAATGAGGCGGTACGTTTGGAAAAGGAGAAGGTGCGCCGTGAAGTTGTGGAAAAAATCATTAATCGTCCCGTTTATGTCAACCGCTGCCTTGATGCTGACGGCGTGCGCGAACTCAACGCCGCCATTGACGGAGATTGAAGTAGCGGCGGATTTGCTCGCGCCTTGCGAAAGGCTGGCGCATCTGTCGGGCGAATCGGGCGCGGCCGTGCTTCCTTGGGCGGTTGCGGCTGCGGGGCAGTACAACCGCTGCCGCGCCAAGCATAAGGCGTTGGCGGAATCGGGATGCTTCAAGCCGCGTTAAAAACAAAAATCAGGAAAGGAACAAAATGACACAATCGAACGAATTGCCGTGGCTTGCCGAAGCCGGAAAACACATCGGCTTGAAAGAAATTCCCGGCGCGAAACACAACCCAATCATCCAATCATGGCTGAAGGACTTGGGCGCGTGGTGGCAGGACGACGAAACGCCGTGGTGCGGCGTATTTGTTGCCCACTGCTTGAAAATGGCGGGTCGCGATATTCCTAAAAACTGGTTTCGCGCCCGCGCGTATGAAACCTATGGTTTACCACTGGAACAGCCTGCCTACGGCTGCGTGGCTACATTCACGCGCAAAGGCGGCGGTCATGTCGGTTTTGTAGTAGGCGAAACCGAAAAAGGGGACCTGCTCATACAGAGCGGCAATCAGTCAAACGGCGTGAACATCGCGGCGTTCCCGAGATCACGGGCGACAAGCTACCGCTGGCCGTCAAAAGGCGGTCAACTGCTGTTGCCCGACCCGTCCCGATACGTGCTGCCGACTTTCACGGCGGCGGCAAGCAAAAGCGAGGCGTAAATGGGAAAAACGGAAATGAAAAAACCGACCGTCGGCAGCCTCTTCGCGGGCATCGGCGGCTTTGATTTGGGATTTGAACAAGCAGGCTTTCAGACGGCGTGGCAGGTGGAAATCGACGAGGTTAACCGCGCCGTGCTGGCCGACCGCTTCCCCCACGCGCGGCAGTTTGCCGACGTACGCACCGCGCTGCCCGATTTGTGGCCGGTTGACGTGATTGTCGGCGGTTTTCCGTGCCAAGACGTATCAACAGCAGGCAAGCGGCGCGGGCTTGCCGGTGAAAGGACAGGATTATTTTATGACGCAATGCACATCGTCGACACCCTCAAACCCCGCTGGCTTGTGCTTGAAAACGTTACAGGCTTGCTCAATTCAAACGATGGCGAAGACTTTCAGGAAGTCGTCAAGTCCCTTGCCCAATGCGGGTATGTGGGATTTTGGCGCGTGCTTAATGCAGCATATTTCGGAGTCCCCACGGCGCGCCGCCGCGTTTTCTTGGTCGCAGGTTTGGGAGCGTTCCCCCCAATCGGGTTTATGGCTGACGCCGGGGCAGTTGGAGAGCTTCCTCAATCGGCTGAAGCGGATGGGGAAAACCCCCACAATACGCTGCTTAGAGGCGTATCCAATGTCGCGATCGACCGGAGCTGTTCGAATATCGTCCTTGTCCGAAACGGACGGAGTGAGATGGTTGAGCGGCAGAGAACGTCTGAAGATTATGGGCTTCGACTCGGAATGGATGAGACCAACCATGCGGAGGCTAGGGCTGCCGGAAACGCCGTCTGTCCGCCGGTCGCGCGCTGGATTGCCGAAAAGCTGATACCGACATTCGGGGGCGCGCAACCATGACCGACATCATCGACCAAGCGGCTGCGCTGGAAGAAAAGATGCGCGATTACTGGCTGGCGCGCCATAAGGAGGCGGCGGCAGACGCGCCATCGGCGCAAGAGTGCGAAGAATGCGGCGAGATTATCCCCGAGGCGCGGCGGCTCGCCGTCCCCGGCTGCCGCCTGTGTATCGACTGCCGCCGCGAAGAAGAGCGGCGGCTGAAATTCAAGAGGTAGAAATGGAAAGATTCAAGCCTGGCAACAAGACCCTCGAAGAATTTGAAGACTACGGGGGCTTTGTTGAAAAGTTCAAGCCTAAAAAGACGACCGACGACTGCTACACGCCGCCTGCCGTTTACGCGGCGGTGCTGGAATGGGTAAAGGAGGAAATCGGCATTGCCGACGGGCTGGAAGTCGTGCGCCCGTTTTATCCGGGCGGCAACTACCAAGCCGAGGATTACGCGGGCAAGGTCGTCATCGACAATCCGCCGTTTTCGATTTCGTCGGAAATCATCAATTTTTATTATGCTCACGGCATTCCGTTTTTTCTGTTCGCGCCGCGCATGACCTGCTTATCGGGACGGCGCGCCGGAATGGAAAACCTGACCGCCGTATTCGGCTGCAAAGACATAAGCTACGAAAACGGCGCCGTCGTGCCGACCGCGTTTCTCACCAATATGATGGGCGACGTGAAAATCCGCGTTTCCGAAACGCTGGAAGCCAAGCTCAAGGCGGCAATGCCGTCTGAAAAAAAGCCTTGCCGCGATACGCCTACCCCGACAACCTCATCAAGGCGGCAGACTTGGCGCAATGCGGCGAGCTGGAAATCTGCCGCGCCGACACGCTGCCCGTCAACGCGCTGGACGCGCAAAAGCCGTTCGGTAAAACCGTATTCGGCAAGGGGCTGCTGCTTTCGGATAAGGCGGCAAGGGCGGTAAAGGCGGCAAGGGCGGCAAGGGCAGCAAAGGCAGCAAAAGCGGCAAATGTCATTGTTTGGCCGCTTTCCGAGCGCGAGCAAAAATTAATCGAAAGGTTGAACCGTTAACATGAAAAAGCCTGAAAGTTTGCGCGCGGCTTTGGCGGCTTCGCTGCCCGAGTTCGCCGATGCGCCCGACCGTTTGCGCCTGACCGTGTTCGCCGGGCAGGTTGTCCCGAAACGCAACACCTTGAGTTTTGAAACGAAATACACGCTAAACGTTTTTGTCAGGGAGTTCCACCGCGACCCTGCGCTGTTGTTTTTGGTTGTCAACCAATGGCTTCAGGAAAATCAACGGGATATTTTATGCCCGGGCGCAGACGCGGCGGCACGGGCGTTCGTATTTGAAGCCGAGCCGATCGAGGCGGATGTGTGGGATATTATGATTGAATTGAAATTGTCGGAAACGGTTATCGCGGGTTTGGACGACCAAGGCAAGGTGGTTTACAAGACGAAAAGCGAACCGCCGAGACAGGATTTTTAAATCATGCCGATTCGTTCGGCATTTTTTTATTTGAAAGAGAATAATGTCTGTACAAAAAAATACGCGCACATTTGCAGAGCTTGCAAGCGATATTGAAAACCTTTCGGAATCTATCGCCCCCGCCCGCCGCGCCGAATTAATGAAGACCATCGCGGCGGAAATCCTACGCCGACACCGCGGCCGCATCAAAGCCAATATCGAACCGGACGGCAGCCCTATGGCAAGTCGGCAGGGCGAGCGTTTCAAATTCCGCCGCTTAAGGGACGGCGAGGGATTGAAAGGGCGGGATTTTCGATTTTTAGGCGGAAACCGCGCCCAATACTATGAGGACGTGGCATACAGCCGGACGGAAAACGGAAACGAACTGGTGCGGCTTAAAGGAAATCGCGGGCTTTTGGGATTTAAAAGGGAACATCTGTTCATCGAAACAGGCCGCCGCGCTCGCTTGCAACTCTTCAGGAAACTGGGACGCGCGCGATGGTTGAGAAGCAAGGCAGATTCGAGTGAGGCACTCATCGGCTGGCTGGGCGGGTCGGCGGCAGTCATCGCACGCGACCACGACGAGGGCAACAGTAAAAAAAATATACCGTCCCGCCTGCTTTTGGGGCTGTCAAAAGACGATTTGCTATACATCCAAGAACAAATTTTAAACGCGGTAAACGGCGGTTTTACCGATTAGCCCCAAGCAAACCGCGCCGCGAAAAGCCGCAAAAAATGCCGCCCGAACATCGGCTCGGGCGGCATTAAAATTATTGTTCAAAACCCACGCACAAACAAGCATAAAAATGCAGATACTTGCATAAAACCGCATAAAAAACCGCATATTCAAAAACCCCGAAACCCTTATAAAACATAAGGCTCAAGCCCCCGACCGCCGACGCATAAAAAAACCCACCCCCACGAAGCCCCAAGGCGTGGAGGGGGAGCGCGGTTCTACCCCCGCCGCAGCAAAAAAGGAAAGCAAAAAAAAATCCAAAGAAAACAAAGTAATAAACGTGGGTACTTTTGAGGGTATAAAATTTTTTATTCTATAAAAATATAATATAAACAAAGGATTATTAATTACTTTTAGTCTTGATGGAAAACGGCTTCTAAAAACCACCCTGCTTGTCCGATGCCTTCGGATGGACGGTCAAACCGACACGGCACGAAAACCGCGTCGGCAAAAATGCCGTCTGAAAAAATTCAGACGGCATCTTCGGACACATTACCTGCAAACGGCAACACATTCCAACCCAAACCGATTAGGCAATCAATACGAACGGCTGTTTACATACTTACCGGCTTTCATCAACCGGTATCGATTTAACCGATTTCCTTAATATTTTTCCTGTCCGTTTTAAACTTCGCCTTAAACGCATCCGGTAAATCTTTATCGAAATACCAAAGCCCGTCACCCATTTCCAATGCGCCGCCCATTCCATGCAGAACAACTTTTTCCCCCGTTAAAGGATCAGTTTCGGTAATTTCTACCTCATGCATTTTTCCCCAATCCAAAATAGGCAACTTGTGTGCAAACGCCAAAACCTGTTCGTCAGAACGGCCGCACGCCTTATCGCATCGGCCTGAAACATATACGGGACAAGGCTCATCCTCTGCATAACCGTCCGGAAGGATACCGGCTGAGGCAGGACACAATCCGTATGTTTCCGCCCACGACGACAAAGCCCGTCTCGCCGCCTTTTTATTGGCAAATAATCCGGTAGGCGGATTATCCGTCACACCGTTTTTCAAAGCCGCTGTTTTCGCATTCAACATGCCGTCTGAACCTTTTTCAAACCTGACGGTCGTAAATGTTTTAAGCAGATTTTTGGCAGATACATAACAACCCGAATGATAACGTCCGACCAATTCCGCTTTAATCTTATATGCATGCAGGCTGCCCAATGCAGGAAAAAAACGGACTTCCTCCGTATTGCACCAATCAAACGGGGCTTTTCCGGAATCCAATAAAGCCGAAACCTCGCTATATACCCGTTCAAACGTACCGATGTAATTTACTTTCCCTCCGCCGTCGAAACAAGCCAGCACCCCCATACCGTCAGGCAAACCGTACAACTGTTCCCTCAACCGTTCGGGCAGCGCGGCAGGCAGCGGTTTCGGATTCATCAAACGGAAACACTGCCTGATCCATGCCTCAACCCCATGTTCCGACAAACTGTATTCCAAATAATCACACAATGCCGACACATCCGCCATCGCACGATGCCTGTCTTCTACAACAATCCCCAACCTTTCGATGATACTGTCCAGGCTGTGCTTGTAAAATTGCGGATACAGACACCGGGACAGTTGCACACTGCACAAAGCAGGCGATGAAAACCCGATGCCCGCACGATGAAACTCATGCTTTAAAAACGTATAGTCGAAACGGCTGTTATGTGCAACCAGCACACAACCCTTCAATACCGAAAACAACTCGCCGGCAATCTCTGCAAAAACAGGCGCATCGGCAACCATGCCGTCTGAAATCCCCGTCAGCCCCGCCACAAACTGCGGAATCGGTTTTTGAGGATTAACCAACCACTCATGCCTCACCACCCTTCCCTGCTCAAACTTGACCAAAGCCACTTCGGTTACCCTGTCTTCATACAGATTGCCGCCCGTCGATTCCAAATCGACCACGGCAACAGGCATTCCAAACCGTAAAAATACCTTTTCCAGCAAGGGCCAGCGGGAAGCAACAATCAT